TTCGATAGGATCAGGCAGCTTCTCTTAGAAGAAGGTTTGATATCCCAAGCAGAGCTAGACCATAACCCGATGGCAAAAGAGTTTGAGGGCTATGGTCGATACTTCTATACAGAAGAGTGTTCTGTAGATATCCCAACCAACCCTGAGATATATGTACCTGAACTTCTAGACGAAAGTTTCGATGATTAACATATCAGCATAAAGGATTATATAATGCCTCAAGGTAAGGGAACTTACGGGTCAAAGGTTGGAAGACCCCCGAAGAAAAAGAAACCTGCTATGTCGAATGGTGGTATGGCCCATAAGAAGGGCAAACCTAAAATGATGTATGGTGGGATGGCTAAGAAAAAGAAGTAATGTTCTTAGGAGTCATTCTCTATTGTTTCAGTCCTACTGATGCATTCTCTTGCAGCATGGTGGCCCGTACTAACGGGCTATTCACTACTAGAGAAGAATGTCAAATCATTGTCCAATCTGAAATGGAAGCGATGGCTAACCAGCTTAAGGTTATAGCCCGTGCTAAATGCTTTGAGGTAGGCAAAACAATATAGGTTATCTTTCGGGGGGGAGATATGATAGCAGAAACACTGGCAGTCGTAGGGGCTGCTAATGCCGCGATTGGTCAGATTAAAACTCTGATAGGGCATGGACGAGAAATTTCTGCTATGGGTAAGCAGTTGGGTGCAATCCTGACTGCGGAAGAAACTCTGAAGGCTCAAGGTGATCGTAAGAAGCGTAGTTTGTTTGCCAGAGCTATGGGTAAAGATAGCAACTCCTTTGAGGAATTTCTTGAGTTAGATAAGCTGAAGCAAGCCCGTAAGGAAATTGAATCCCATATGCGGCTATACGGAAGACCCGGATTGTATGATGCTTGGGTAGATTTTCAGAGACAGGAGCGCATCCGTAAGCGTGAAGAAGCCGAAGAGCAAGCCAAAGCAAAGGCTTTCTTAATGGAAGTATTTCAGTGGGGTATTGTAGTCTTACTAGTAACAGGTGGTTGTGCTGGATTAATTTGGTGGGCGTGGCAGTTTAGATGACACTTATATCTCATTTTCCGCTTCCTAATAAGTTTCGTACTCCTGACGGACAAATAATAGATTTTGTGGTGGCATAATGGCAAAGACTAAAGCAGAAAAGATAGCCGCAGGTAAAAAACGGCATGGGTTCACGGCGGTAAATAAACCGCGCAGGGGTGGCCCAAAGAAGTTTGAAGTGCTGGCGGTTGAAGGTGATAACGTGAAGTATATCACATTCGGAGACCCTAATATGGAAATCCGAAAAGATAACCCCAAAGCCCGTAAATCTTTTAGAGCTAGGCATAAGTGTGACACTGCCAAGAGTAAACTAACGGCCCGATACTGGTCTTGCAAGAAATGGTGATCTGATGGCTGCTAAGAAGAAACCGAAGCGTGATGCTTGCTACAAGAAAGTAGCGAGAGCCATGCCTAAAAATTCTGCGTATCGTTCCGGTCATATGGCTAAGTGCCGTAAGGTTGGAGCTAAGAATTACAACATAGGCGGGAAGAAGAAAAAATAATGGCAGTACGTAAATCAAAAAAAGGTGCTGCACTTAAGAAATGGTTTAAAGAAGATTGGCGTGATGTTAAAACAGGAAAGCCGTGTGGTCGCTCTGGAAAGGGTGATAAACGCAAAAGTTACCCAGCCTGTCGCCCTGCTTCACAAGCTAAATCTAAAGCTGCTAAATCTGCGTCAAGGAAAAAGACTAGCTCCAAGCAGATAAGCTGGGGCAAGGCAAAGTATAAAGGGTGACTAGTAATGGATGAACGCTTAACGCGGATAGAGGATAAGTTGGATAAGCTTTCCCATGCAGTAGTTACATTAGCGCGAATGGAAGAGCGCATGATAACTGTATTCAAACGTATGGATAATATTGATGATCAACAGAAAGCTATGTGGGAACGCATTCAAAAGCTGGATCAAATTACTAACTCCAGAGGTCACAAGCTACAGTTCTTTGAACGCATTTGGTGGATTGTATTTACAGCCTCTATTGGGGCTGCTTTTGTTTATATGAGGACTATAGGATGAAAACTGAAAAGCAATACACCGACAAGCAGTTAATCTTCTTAGATGCCCTTATGTCCGAAGAATGTAGAGGCAACCTACGAAAGGCTATGGACGTAGCAGGTTACGCCAAAGAAACTAGCATATCGTCTGTGGTCGGTGCGCTTAAAGAAGAGATTAATGATAAAGCCTCTATGACGCTGGCTATGAATGCCCCTAAAGCCGCATGGGGTATGGTAGACGTTCTTAATGATCCAAGTGCTATGGGTGCTAGGAATACAGTGTCTGCGGCTAGAGAGATATTAGACCGTACCGGACTGATTAAGAAAGAACAGGTTGAAGTTAAAAACACAGGCGGGGCAATGTTTATCTTGCCACCGAAAAGTGAAGATTGACTATATGGTTAAATAAAACTAGGCCAAACAAGACCGCTAAGATACCTTATGCTTATGTGGCGTCTGAAGATGATCCTCTTGTACTTATCCCTGACCACGATAAAGCTGTCCTAGTAGAAGAAGCATTAGACTACCTTGAGGAAGGTAACTCTAGTCGTAAGACTGCGGAGTGGCTTACCTCTAAGACAGGTGATAAGATCAGTCACCAAGGTCTAATACATATATGGAAGTCTAGGCGTGGTAAGGATAGTGATAATCCCTCACAACGTCTGAAGGACATGGCTAAGGCCAATCGCAAGAGAAAGCCTAAGACAGCGGAAGCTAAGAAGCTTAGTGCAGCCAAGCGTAAGCAGACAGACGCTAAACGTAGGCTCACAATGGCTAAACGCCAGTTAGAAGAACTACAGCCTACGGAAGAGCTAGATACATCCAACCTAGACTTCTCTGTGATTGAAAGCGAGAAGCAAAAGACTGAGGTAGTATTTGCTCCCAATGAAGGCCCACAGACAGAGTTTCTAGCGGCGTCTGAAAGAGAAGTATTATATGGCGGGGCGGCTGGCGGCGGCAAATCCTTTGGACTACTGGCTGACCCTATGCGGTATTTCAGTAACCCCAACTTCAACGGCCTGATACTGCGTAGAACCAATGATGAATTACGTGAACTAATATGGAAGTCACAAGAGTTATACCCTAAAGCATTCCAAGGCGCAAAGTGGGCTGAGAAGAAATCACAATGGACTTTCCCTAGTGGAGCCAAGCTCTGGCTTACGTATCTAGAAAGAGACCAAGACGTACTGCGCTATCAGGGACAAGCGTTTAGCTATGTGGCTTTTGATGAATTAACTCAGTATGCTACGCCCTTCGCGTGGAATTATATGCGCTCACGGCTACGTACAACGGACCCAGACCTACCCATTTACATGAGGGCTACAACAAACCCCGGAGGAAATGGACACGGTTGGGTTAAGAAGATGTTTATTGACCCTGCACCAGCAAACAAGAAGTTTGTTGCTAAGGATTTGGAATCAGGTGAAGACCTAGTATATCCCGATAGCCATGAGAAAGCAGGGGAGCCGTTGTTCTACAGGCGGTTTATACCAGCAAGTCTACGGGATAATCCTTACTTGATGGAAGGCGGTCAGTATGAAGCTAACTTGTTATCTCTACCGGAGATGCAACGTAGACAATTATTAGAGGGTGATTGGGCTGTAGCAGATGGTGCGGCCTTTTCTGAGTTTAGAAGTAACATACATGTCATAGAACCTTACGATATTCCTTCAGAATGGGTACGATTTAGGTCATGTGACTACGGGTACTCTTCTTACAGTGCGGTACACTGGTTTGCGATAGACCCAAGCTACGGTACTTTAATTAACTACAGGGAATTGTATCTCTCTAAGCACACAGGCAGAGACCTAGCTAAAGCTGTTATGGAAGCTGAAGGCTCTGAAAGAATACAATATGGGGTACTTGATAGCTCATGTTGGCATAATCGGGGCCAGATTGGTCCCTCTATAGCCGAAGAGATGATTGCAATGGGCTGTAGATGGCGTCCAAGTGACCGTACTAACGGTGCTAGGGTAGCTGGTAAGAACCGACTGCACGAAGTTTTAAAAGTAGATGAGATTACAGACTTACCGGGAATACAATTCTTTAATACATGCCGCCAAATTATAGCGGATTTACCTGTACTTCCTAGTGATCCCCGTGGTTCTGACGATATTGACCCACGATACGCCTCTGACCACGCCTACGACAGTGTTAGATATGCTGTCATGAGTAGGCCAAAAGCGTTTAGCCCCTTTGATATGGGCGCTGGCGTACCACAACAGAGTTGGCAACCCGCTGACGCAACATTTGGGTACTAAATATGGCACTAATGGACAAACCTACACCAGACGATATTAATGAAACAGACCAAACTGTTGCTCTTGATGAAGATGGCAACGTAGAAGAGGAAAACATTTCGTATTCTGGTGCGGTTTCCTTTGTAAATTCGCAGTATCAACGTGCAAAAGACGCTAGATTTTCTGACGAAGACCGTTGGTTAGACTCCTACCGCAATTATCGGGGTATTTACTCCAGCGAAGTACAGTTTACCGACACTGAAAAGTCAAAAGCATTTATTAAAGTAACTAAAACCAAGGTTTTGGCTGCATATGCCCAGATTGTTGACGTTTTATTTGCCGGAAGTAAGTTTCCGCTGGGTATTGAGGCCAGTAAGTTCCCAAATAACGTAGCAGACGCCGTTTCTTTCAATCCTCAAGCCCTAACAGAGGAAAAAATCAAGGAACAGGCGAATGTAGACTACGAATTACCTCAGTCTATTGTGCGTCCTGACATTGCCAAGGACTTGGGCATATATAAAGACAAATTAAACGCTATTGAAGACGAATTAGAGCTAGGTGCAGGTAAAATACCCGGTTCTATTACCTATGAACCTGCTAAACGTGCTGCCCAGAAGATGGAAAAGCTTATGCACGATCAGTTGGACGAAACTGATGCTCCAAAACACCTAAGATCGGTGTCTTTTGAGACTGTTTTGTTTGGAACTGGAGTAATGAAGGGTCCATTCGCTCAAGACAAAGAATACCCCAGATGGGACGAAGAAGGCAACTATGACCCCCTATTTGAGACAATTCCTAAGATGGAATACGTTTCTTGCTGGGATTTCTATCCTGACCCTGATGCACGTAACATGTCAGAGGCTGAGTTCACTATTCAGCGCCATAGACTAAACCGTACACAATTACGTACACTTAAAAAACGTCCACACTTCAGAGATGAAAGCATTGAGCTAGCTATTGAGGGCGGTGCAGACTATCAGCGTGAATACTGGGAAGATACCCTAGAAGACGATGGTAACACTGATGGCATGGACCGTTATGAAGTCCTAGAGTATTGGGGTGTACTAGATACAGAGCTTGCAGAAGAAGCTGATATCGAAATACCAAAAGAACTAGAAGACAAAGACGAAGTTCAAGTAAACATCTGGGTATGTAACAACCAAATCATCCGGCTTGTGCTAAACCCATTTACTCCTACCCGTATCCCTTACTTAGCTGTTCCTTATGAGCTTAACCCATATTCATTCTTTGGTATTGGTGTAGCTGAGAATATGACTGATACTCAGTTGCTTATGAATGGCTTTATGCGGATGAGCGTAGATAATGCAGCGCTCTCTGGAAACTTGTTAATTGAGGTTGATGAAACTAACTTAGTACCCGGACAGGATATGTCAGTATACCCCGGAAAAGTGTTCCGCAGACAAGCTGGCGCTCCGGGGCAAGCTATCTTCGGCACTAAGTTTCCAAACGTATCCCAAGAGCTTCTAATGATGTTCGACAAGAGCCGACAGCTTGCTGATGAGGCCACAGGTATCCCAAGCTATACGCACGGTTCTGGAGCCGTAGGTGGGGTAGGGCGTACTGCAAGTGGTATGAGTATGTTGATGGGTGCGGCAGCACAAAACATCAAGGCTGTGGTTCGTAACATCGATGACTACTTACTAGGTCCACTAGGCAAAAGTCTATTTGCATTTAACATGCAGTTCAACTTCGATAAAGAATTTATTGGAGACCTTGCTGTTAAGGCACGGGGTACTGAAAGTCTGATGCGTAATGAGGTACGTAGTCAACGACTACTACAGTTCATGCAAATGACTGCCAACCCACAGATGGCTCCGTTTGTTAAGTATGATTACATCTTGCGTGAGCTAGCTGCGTCTATGGACTTAGACGAAGACAAGATACTTAATGATCCGCGTGAGGCAGCAATCCAACAGAAGATGATGGCTGAGATACAGGCTATGATGCCCCAACAACCAGCCCCGCCTGAAGGTGCTGCGCCAGAGGGTGGTCCACCCCCAGTATCTGATCCAACAGGTAATGGTGGCGGCAATATAGGTGCAGGGGCCGCACCAGAGCCAGATGCAGCAGGATTTACAGGTGCTGGTGGTGGAGCCAACGGCGGCAACGTACCACCTCAGCAAGGTCAACAAGTACCACCTAATGGGGCAATGCAATAATGGATAAAGACTTATACCGTTCACTACTTCCATTGGTGAACGATAAAACGAGTATGGAGCTTCTCGTGCAGTACGCTGAAGCTCGAATACCCTCTCTACACAACGCCTTGGAACAAGCACAGACGATAGAAGCTGTACGTGCGTTACAAGGCAGAATCGCAGAACTTCGTAGGTTCAAGACCCTGCGAGAAGAAGTATTGGAAGGTTCTAAGTAATGGGCATTTATGAGCGTTTATTTGGCGGTGGTACTGAAGCCGAAACTGAAGATGCTTTCATGGGATTTACTGCTGAGACAGCAGCCCAAGAAGCAGAAAAACTGGCAGTAGACGTTCCAGAGATTACTTGGAAAGACGTAGGCAATGTAGCCTTAGATTTCACCCCTATCATAGGAGACATCAAAGGCGGTTACGACACCGTTAAATTGATTGGGGAAGAGCTAGATAAAGAAAACCCTAACTACTACCTGATTGGTGCAATGGGCGGTCTTGGGGCCGTAGGCACTATTCTTGGATTAGTTCCGGGGGCTGGTGACGCCGCACAAAAGGCTATCATGCAAGGCACAAAGATGATGGCTGAAAAAAGCGGTCAACTTGCAGGAGACGTTACTGGTATAGCTAGGGCCGTAAAAGACGGCGATATAGAGTTTCTTAAGAGCTATCGTGATCCATCCACTACTCAGGGTGTAGGTGCTGACGTAGTTAAGAAGCCTGTAAATAAAGCTACAATTGCAGAGCTTGATCCAACCACTATGCGGGATGGAACAAAAAGACAGGGCTATTATGAAAACAAGCCCCCAAATTACATTGAAGACATTGAGGTACAGACTAGGGATACTGGAGAGCTAATACCTGAAAAACCATTAGTTATTGATGATCTACAAGATACCACACTAATACCATTACCCGCAGATAGGTCAGACACAGGAAAAGAACTTCTTGGTATTAAGGGTGGAGCTAGAGACTATACTTTTACTAATCCTATATACTTAGGTGGCGGCGATGGCTTTATGCGTGATCCTTATACTGGAGCATTTGCATCTATGCCTAATGTTGTAAAAGAGCAGACGGACCTTGCCAAAAAAATAGCGGATGAAGGTGGTGATCCCAGAGTAATATTTACAGCAATGGGTCCACAGGGTGTAGACTTCAATGACATGATGACTAGCACTGCTATGGATATGATCCGACAGGATTTACCCAACATTAAAAAAGCTGATGTTGATCAACTAGATAGCTGGATAAGAACTAATATAGATCGTGACTTTCCGGGAATATCAGACTCTGGGGCAGAGCAATATTTAATTGATAATGTTCCGGGAACTCGTAGGCGTTTAATTTGGCAAGAACTTAATAGAGGTGAGTATACTAAAAAAGGTTTCCCAAATATGGGAGATGCCAGAGTAGGTATTACAAAGCCCTCACTACTTACAACTCCTTCGTTAGAAGGTACGTCTGTAGCTAAGATTAGCACACAAGGCTCTGAATTATACGGCCCAGTAAAGCAACATAAAACGTACTCTGCTCAGTTTGGCCCCACAGGTGCAGAGGGATATGTAGGTACTCTTGGTGCATTACCTTACGAGATACTTCATAGAGACTTTTTTGAAGCACGTAGACTACAAGGAAAGCCACTAGGATCAGACCAACGTGCTTTAACTATGGGCAAGTTTGGTACTAATGTTGACCAACAGATGGTTGATGAAGCCAACGAATATACAAATCTTATTGATCAGGCTGAACGAGATGAATACCGCAGAAACATCTCTGAGATGCGACAGGATCGTAAGCAATATAAGTTTGGAGACAATGGTGGCCCACCCCTAAACGATCCACCCGTTGAAACTCAG